TTGCTGAGTCCAATAAATGTTTAACACACCTTCTCCGGCTGTTAATGCATCATCAGTCTTAGCAGAAATAACAACTGCTTTGTCCATCTCAAAACCAGAAGCATCGTCATCTGAAACATTTAAACAATTTTTCATTTGAGCTACTGTTTGGTCCATTCCAGTTGGAATGTGATGCGAAGCAACAGTTCTTACATCGTTATCAGCGTCACCTGCAAAGTAGTCAAGATCTAAACTGTTTAAAGTAGCTCCTGCTGCTTGTGCAACGTTAGCACCGATTTGCATGTCAAAACCAGCTGTATCGAAAGCCTCGTTAACTACAAATCTAATATCATTGATTCTAGAAAATTTAGGGATCACGATATTGTTTGCTAAGTTTTTGCCAGATGTTGTTGATGATTGACCAAGTGGATATTCGTTAAATAACGATCTACACACAACAGAAATCAATCCTGAAAGAATTACACCAACTTTTAAAGTTCCTGCAGATCCTGAATCTAATGTGATAGAAGTTACAGTTTTAAAAGTTTTAGTTGAAGTAGCAGTGCCAGTATCTGCTAATGTTAGATCTTCAGTTTGTGCATTATCTAAAACATCAGTACCAGTGATCGTAGCAGTTTTGCTAGAGTCATCGCCACCAGATATAATAGTTATTACAGACGCAGCTTCGAAACCACCATCAGAAGTTATTCCTGGTACGTTTTGAGTAGCATCTACTAATGTGACAGTAGTCGTACTAGCTCCGTTAGAACCAGTTACAGCTAATTTGTCATCATCAGTTGTTACAGTAAAGTTACTGTGGTTTACAGGAAAAGACGCATGACACTCTACGAATGCAACGTTTCTTATATTTTCTGAAATACTTGTTCCTGTAGTATTTTGTATTCGGCCAACGTTGATTGGTCCCGAAAAGTTAGTTCTTGCCATAATTATATCCTCCAAGTTTAGATCACACAGTCTCTTGGCCGTCGACTATACGCGTCTATGTGAAATGTTAATAATTTGTATAGTATGATTTTTATACAATAGTTTTGAGTAGAGCGCAAGAGGGCCTGTGATGTGGATTGGATTTTTCCAACGATGTAGCTTTTTATTAAGTAGCTACGGAAACTTGTGGTTGCGAAGCCTCTATTTTATTTTGTGCGTCAGCTTTTTTAGCTTCTGCCATTTTAATATGGCTAATTACTTCTCTGACTTTTCTGTCAATCTTAACCATATCGAGAGTATACCTACCCTCTTTAAGATGCTCCTGCTCCCATTGAAGATCTAGTCCCTTCTTCTGTGTGTAAAGGGTCTCCAGATGTTGCATTATCGCCTCCATTGATAACCTCCTCATAGGTTATTCTTTGTACTCTTGGGTCCATCATTTCTCCAAGATGTTCCCATTTTATATCACCTTTTCCCAATCTGTCAACTATTGCATTTTCTATATCTATTGGGCCATCCAGACAGGTAATAATAAAGTCTGCATGATACTGGTAGGCGTTGATTTGTACTCTGAAGTTTTTGGGGTGCATTTTTTCTTTCTATTTAGAGATTGAGGCGGGATTATGTCCCGCCTCAAAATTAGTTATTACGCACCTGGTGATGCAAAAATACCTCTAGGGTCAGATACGCCAAATACGTATCTTTCTCTAGCTTTGTATCTTACGTTACCAGTATCGAAATCACCTTCCATTTTTGTAGTTAATGGAGCTCTTTCGAAATGTTTCATACCATTTGGCACATCTGTGATTAGATAGAATGCATCAGGATCAGTGAAGAAGTGATTGATAGAGTATCCTCCAGGAATCATTCCCATGTTTCTGATTGCATTGATATCGTTATCAGCAGTTCCAGTTCTACCGGCAGAATTCATAAGTCTGTCAGCAGTAAACTGTAATGCAGATGGTACTATCATGCTAGTCGCTTTTGCAGCAATTTTTAAACCTCTTTCATCAGTGAATGCATTAATATCAATTAATGACTGCTCTAATGAAGTTTCGTTTAAGTCCGCTGCAACTGCCAATGTATTGCTGAAACTTCCAGCAATAGTTGGGTGCGCTGTATTAAATAGCGTTACACCATCACCTGAATTAAATGTTCCTCCAGGTAAACCATTGTTTAATGGTGACGCTGCTTTAACTTGTTTTGTTTGAGCCATAGATCTTGCTAAAGCTTTTGTATATCTAGAAGCAAGTCTGTCGTACAAGTTATCCTCAATAGCTTCCTCAGTGATAGCAAAAGCGAGAGCAACTGTCTCGTTAGTGTATCTTGCTGTGAAAGATTCTTGAGCTTGATCAAACTTAACAGCTGAACCTTCTGGTTTAACTGATGCTTGAGCAAATCCTGATAACATGACTTCTTCTTCAAAAGCTCTGTCAGATGACTCAGTTGTGTATATAGCAGTATGCTCTTGGTCATACTGTTTATATTCCAGGCCGAACAAGGCGTTCAAACCTGGCTCTAGTTCTTTAACTAGTTGATTTCGTGATATAGCCATAGTTATTCCTCCTTATATCCCTGCTCTCTGAGTGTTGTTTCCGACCAAGATGTGTTCTCTGATCTGAACTCTAAGAGCAAAGCCCTCAGCAGTTGTGTCAGAGTGATCTGGATCTCTAGAAACACCCATGATGAACAATTGAGCCTGTGTATTCGCTGTTGTAGCCGAGATTTTTGATCTCGAAATAAACAACGGTGATGTTCCATTTGCAAACACTTGGTCTGCACAATGTCCAACTTCATTTGCATTGAACGCTGTATCAGCAGACATAACTTCATACATCTGCATAGGATCATCATTTACAAAACCAACAATATCAGTTGCAGTATTACTTGCAGCTAAAAAGTTGGCAAACGTTGGTTT